CCTCTGGTTCTGCACGTCCTGGTGGCCGACCCGACCACGGGCACGGGAAGTTTTCTCTATCGTGTCTGGTACATGGTCGTCCCGATGGTCCCGTGATGGGTCGCAATGCCGACACTAATACCCAACACCAACATCGTCACTGCGGACGGCAACAAGGTCATAATCGGTGACTTCGGGAACATCGTAGCCGCGAGCTTCATTCTCGTTGTCCTCGCCGCCGCCACGGAAGTCAACGACACCCTAGACGTCTTCGTCCAGTCCTCGATAGACAAAAACACCTACGACGACTTCATCCACTTCACCCAGGTACTAGGCAACGGCGGGACTAAGCAGTACATCGCCTACTGGAACGCCTTGATGGCTCCAGAGGCCGAGATTGCTGCGCCAGCCGACGCCACCATGGCGGTAGGAGTGAAGCAGGGGCCGATTGGCTCGACGTTGCGTGTTAAGTGGAAGGTGGTGGACGCGGGGACGGCCAACGCGAGCTTTACCTTCGCCCTGGCAGCGAACTTCGTAAGGGGGCGCTGATGGGCAGCACGTACTCCAACAACCCCGCATCTACCCCCAAGGACGCCCTGAGGTTCTTGATTAACGACACGGCGGCCCCGTTCCACTTCACCGACGAGGAGCTGGTCTACCTGATAAACGGCCAGGCCAACGTGTACATGGCGGCGGCCCTGTGCTGCGACAAGCTGACCACGATAGTGTCCCAGGGCGGACTGGCCTCGAAGTCGGTGGGCGGATTGTCGGAGAGCTACAGCCAGGGGTCGGTGGCGTTCTACACGGCCCAGGCCAAGGAGTTCAGGCTCATCGGTGGAACACACCAGGTTCCTAGCATCGAGGAGATCAGCCAAAAGTTCTCGTTCAGGCAGTTCGACGGTGTTGGCGGAAGAGGACCGAGGGTGAGGGACGACAACTCACCGCCGCCTAGCGACGAGGAGCAGACGATCTAGATGGCGGCGGGAGCATTTGCTCTCAGATTTTCGGACTGGTGCTATTCACGCATCACACTGGAGCCATTTGATTCATCGGACGCATACGGACAGTCAACCTACGGGTCACCGGTCGCCGACATCCCGTGCCACATCGAGGAGAAAGTTAGGATGATTCGTGACGCCCAGGGGCAGGAGCGGGCCAGCACGACGACCCTGTACGTCATCGGTGGGCCGATAGACCCACGGGACAGGATCACCATGCCGGGATCGTTCAAGGGGCCCAGCCAGCCACCGATACTGTCGGTGAGCAACGTGAACGACAAGGCGGGATTCAGCCACAGCGAAGTTTATCTATGAACATCAGGATCGACATCACGGGTCAGGACAAGGTTATTGGCCGCCTGCGAAGCCTCGGCGGCGACTCCACTCGGGTACTCGCAGCTGCCCTGTACCAAGAGGGAGAAGGTCTCATCGCCGAGGCTAAGCAGGAGACACCAGTTGACACCGGAGCCTTGAGGGCGTCGGGGTACGTGGCCCAGCCAGTGACAGAGAACAGCAAGGTAACGGTCCAGGTTGGGTTCGGCGGTATTGCGGCACCCTACGCTGTTTTCGTACATGAGAACGCTGAAGCAAATCACCCTGTTGGAAAATGGAAATATCTCGAAGATCCTGCGAAACGACGCGCAAGTACGATGGCGGGTCGTATAGCAAAACGAATTGATGATATGGTCAAGAAATGATCTGTCGAATCTGTCAAGAAGAAAAACCTGAGACACGATTTGCTGCTTATGGGAAAAATCGTCGGCGACGACTTGTCTGCATGGACTGTCAGAACAAATGCAAGCGCAATTGGTATCAGAAGAATTTAGAACATGCGCGTGCCTCTAGTCGAGAGCACGCCACAAAGACATATCACCGGAATAGAGAAAAATATCTTGCGAAGATGAAAGAGTGGCGTGAGGCAAACAGAGAATGGCGGAAGAACAATCGCCACGACTGGCATCTCATGCACAAAGCCGCTCAGAATCTCTATGCTCGAAAGTATTATCAGGATCATAAAAAAGAGATCCATGCGGCTCATAAACGATGGCGTCTATCTGATCCGACTTTAAGTAGATGGCATGCGAATGTTCGACATCAGCGATTAAAAAAGGTTCCGGTAAACGATCTTACTCGCGAGCAATGGCTGGCTCGATGTGAGGAGTTTCACAATCATTGTGCCTACTGCTGGAAGACCGGCGTTGAATTAACGATAGATCACATGATCCCGATAGTTGCCGGTGGTTCGCATACTCTGGACAACATCGTTCCTGCTTGCAAATCGTGCAATGCGGCCAAGAGTCATCGGTCGCTTTTAGAAACATTGAGATTGGTTGGATGATCTTGGACGACCTATCCACACTGCTGACCATCAACGGGCTGACCGATGTGTACAAGAGCGCCATGCCCGACGGCCCCGACGAGGCCATCTGCCTGTACGAGTACGGGGGTTTCGGCCAAGTCCGTATGCACGACGGCGTGGCGTGGCGCAACCCGTCCATACAGACGCTGGTGAGGAGCAGGGACTACCAGACAGCAAGAACCAAGATAGAGACGATCTACTCCCTGATGTCCGCCCTGGTGAACCAGCAGGTGGGCGGGACGAAGGTTCTGCACGCCACACCGGTACAGGAGCCGTTCCCACTGGGGCCGGTAGATGCACAAGGGCGAGTCAGACTAGTTGTAAACTTCGACTTCTCGGTAACGTAGGAGGCAAAATGGCGGTCAAGACTCTAGCTGCGGAAATTAAGGACTTGGTAAAGTACCCACCGTTGCCGGTGGCGGCGAACAGCCTTGACGTGGTCGAGACGGCCCCCACGGACACGGCTGGGATAGAGTTCGTGGCCACCGGTCGCGAGGTGGTTATCATCCACAACACCGACGTGGGAGCACAGACGTTCACCCTGGCCTCTGTCGCGGACCCCTACGGCAGGACGGGGGACATAACCACGTACTCGCTCAGCGCTGGAGAGTTCGCGGCTTTAATACCTGGGGTACAGGGGTTCATCGGAACGGGCGGCAAGGTGACCATCGCGGTCTCGAACGCGGCTGTGAAGTTTTTAATCGTCCGAACGCCCAACGTCATCTAGGAATTTGATAGAGAATTCACCTAGTTGTGATATGATCCAACCAATGATGCGTGAATGTAAAAAGTGCCATAAGAGTTTACCGATAACGGATTTTCGGCCGACATATAATAAGGGCGGAACTGGTCGTAGAAAAGTCTGCAAGCGTTGTGGTCAGCTTAGAAGAAGTGAGATTTATAGAGCTAATCCAGAACCGATACGAGCAAAAGGGCGGGAAAACTACAACAAGCATAAAGACAGATACCGCGAGTACAACAAAATTTATGACATCGCATACCCGGAAAGAGTGAAAGAACGTAACCGAAGGGCAGATTTGAAACGCAAAAATAAAAAATCTCGATTAAAACAACGAAGCAAGTACCGCGAGGAAAATCGCGAAAAACTAAGAGCAATAGCTCGCGAGTACTATGCTACGCATAAGGCAGAAGATAGATCACGTCGTGAATTGCGTCGTGTAAGATTAAAAGGCATTACGATCAGAGACCTTACGCATGCACAATGGAAAGAACGACTCGCTGAATTTGATTATCACTGCGCGTATTGTTGGACATCGAATGTTGTTTTGACGCAGGACCATTTGGTTCCCATATCAAAAGGCGGCCATCACACGCTTGATAATGTGGTACCGGCTTGTGTTTCATGTAATGCCCGTAAGAACAATCGCTCTATGCTCGAAGTGCTAAAGTTAGTCGGGTCATAGGGCTAGGAGGTGTACCATTTCTATTAAACGCTGGGCACAAGGAACTCAAGTCAAACGCCTCAACCCCACGACATCCGTATATGAGGCCGTGCCGGGACTCGGGGACATTACGGGCCCCGACGAGACTGTGGACTGGCTCGACCTGACCGCCCACGACTCCCCGTCAGCGTTTGAAGAGGGCGTGCCGACCATTATCCGAACAGGAACGGTGGCGGCCTCGATGGCCTACGACCCGGCAGACGCCGTACAGGCGGCCTGCCTGAGCGACCTCCAGACCAAGAGACTAGGAACGTGGCGGGTGGTTCTGAACGACACCCCGACGAACACCTACCTGCAGTTCAGCGGGTACGTGCTGAGCATGGGCCATAGCTTCCCGGTCACCGGTGCGTTGACGCGCAACTTCGCCGTCAGGGTCACCGGAAGCATCACCACAGGGACAGGCGGATAACATGAGCCTAACCAGAGAACACATACTGGCGCAGAAGGAGCTTCGAACCGAGACCGTCCAGTTTAGCGGAATAACTTCCGAGTGGCGTTGGTGAGCTTAGGAGTGGTTAACGCTTTTTCGAGAGGCCAATTTTTTAACCTATCGAGCATTTGATGACGATCCAGACCGATTTTATCTGCCCACTGGCAAACTGTGAGAGTCGTTCCCTGAAACGTGATCCAGCGATTGCGCCGAGTATTAAGCGACTGTTGGCTTGGAGTAGCCCAGTGGCAATTATCAGGATCATATGGGCCATCGTTGTCGCGTCGGTCGATAGTTTTACCTTTTGGTTTCGGTCCCATATCAGCAAGAAAAAGATCAAACGACTTCCAGCGATCACAAACTGTGATACCTCGGCCACCATAAATAGCGTATTTGGGATTGCTTTTGTCCTCGCAACGGCGGCGCATCAATTGCCAAGTATTGTACATCGGTGTCTTCGACATGCCGTGAGTCCTAGACCGATTGCCGGTGGTTTCTCGATTGAGACATCCACAACTCTGAGTCTTGCCGGAAGTCAGAGAATCGCGGAGCACGATTACCTTGATTCCGCAGTCACATTGGCACTCCCACAGCATGCGGTGGCCGCGCTTAATAGCAAAGCCAATAACTTCCAGCCGACCGAATCGTTTTCCGATAAGGTTCATCATAGTTTTCATAACTCAAAGTATATAACGAATTGTCTTAAAACAGAAACGGTGGACTTATGGGCTTGAGTCGGGAGCAAATCCTGGCGCAGAAAGAATTGCGCGTTGAAAGAGTATCTGTACCAGAGTGGAACGGTGAAGTAATCGTGCGGGAGCTGATGGCCAGCGAGGCCGACCTGTTCGAGTCCCAGCTGGCCCTATTGCGCGAGACATCCCAGAACGGGAGCGCCAGGACCGGCAACACCTCCGCCTTTAGGGCCAAGATAGTCTCCCTCGCCTGCGTGGACGACACCGGGGCGCGTCTGTTCAAGGACAGCGACGTGGAGGAGCTAGGAAAGCTCTCCCGTGCCGCCCTCGATAGGGTGGCCACGGTGGCCATGAGGCTGTCGGGGTACTCGGTCGCCGAGGTGGACGCAAAAAAAAAGGACTCTCCAACCGCAGAAAATTCCTCTACCGCCTCTCACTAGCCATAGGGAGGCATGACGTTGACGTGCTCGCCAATGAACTCACGGAACAAGAATTTCAAGGTTGGCAGCAGTATTTCCTCGAGGAGCCGTTCGGCCAGTCCCATCTCGACAACCTAGTAGCTATCCTGACAGCGGTCGTCGCCAACCTGATGAGGGGCGAGGACCAGGACCCGTTCTCCCCCGACGACTTCATCCCCAAGTACAAGCCCAAGGACGAGTCTGAGGCCGACAACTCCGTGGCCGCAGACCTGGCCTACATAAACGCCCTAGTCCAGTCGGGAATGGTCCAGCGAGCGCCGAAGGAGGTTCAGTAGCGTGGATGTGGGTGAGGTATTGGTTCGCTTGCAGGGCGATGTAACCGGCCTGACCGCTGCGGTCAACACGGCGATAAAGAACCTTGAGCAGATTAGCCAGAGCACGAAGCGGGTAGAGCAGCAGACCAGTTCTAGCTTTCAGAACATCGCAGCTCAGGCCACCAAGATGGCCGGGATACTGGGCGTGGCGCTAGGCGCGGGCGCGTTCGTCAACTTCGTTCGCCAGTCCTTCGACGCCGTAGCCAGAATAAACGACCTCGCCGAGCAGACCGACATCGCCGCATCGACCCTGCTGAGCCTCAAGTCCATAGCTGAGGAGGCCGGATCGTCGATAGAGCTGTTCGCCCGTGCCGGATTCCAGGCCCAGCGCCAACTCTCCGAGATAAAAGACACCACTGACCCGGTCTATCAGGCCATCCAAAGGCTCATAGCGGCTAACAAGGGGTTGGGGCTGAGCTTTGACGACCTGCGCAGGATGAACACCGGGGACTTCCTGGAAACCCTAGCCAAGATGCTCCAGAACGTCACCGGCTACCAGGACAAGCTGTCCATCGCCACTGCGTTCTTCGGCAGCAGGCTAGCCAAGGAGATGATCCCCGTCCTTGACCAGATGGCCAAGGGGTTCGACAAGCTATTAAGCGACGAGGACATAGCCAAGATAGATCAGTTCACCGACCGGTGGACTCGGTTGCAGAACCAGATGGCGTCCTTCGCCGCTGGCGACGCCCTCAAGGTGCTGGAGTTCTTCGACCATTTGGGGACCCAGATTCCAGACCTCACCAAGAGCTTTGACGACTTCAAGGACAGCATCGGGCCGATAGGATCCGTCATCGACGGAATAGTCTCCATGCTTCAGGGGGACCCCTGGGGGTCCACGGCCACGGACATCGAGTTCATCACCCAGAAGATAACCCTGCTTAACAGAGCGCTCGTCGAGACGATAATTAGCGTCGGTGAGTGGCGCAAAAAGCTGACACTGTTCGGCGATACCAGTGACCTAGATGCGTTCATCGACCGATGGAAGGGCAAGCTCGATGACCTGAACGAGACGATATCGAACTTTGGGCAGCCGTCATCCCATACTCCGGCAGTAGAAACGCCCAACGCGCCAGCAAGGAGAACGGGAAGCGGAGGCGCGTCGCCGGGAATGATGCAGGCCGCGCTGGAGCAGAAGAAGGCCATCGACGGCTACATCGATAGCCTGAAGAATCAGAACATCGCTCTCATAGCCACCGAGATGGCTTTTGACCACACCGAGGCTCAGGTCAAAGCGTTCACCCTACAGGAAGAAAAGGCAACATTCATCGACAAGCTGCTGCGTGACTCACTGGTTAAGACTGTCCCACCAGAACTGCTGCGCAAGATCGACGAGTGGAACGCCAAGATAGTGGCCACTACCAGGAGCATTGAGGAGTACAAAGGGAAGCTAGATGATGCCGCCCAGTCGAGCGAGATACTTGGCCGAGCGATAGATGCGATGGGTAAGGTTCAGGCCACTACGTTCTCCGACGTTCAGGATCAACTCGACGCCGTCGAAACTGAACTGGGGCAGATTATTTCGGCGGTGAATACCGCTGCAGCTGCTGGAGTTCTCCCGCCCTGGATGGATGTCGTGCAATTGAGGAACGCGGCCAATGCCATCGCGGATATAAAGCGCGGATTGATCGTGTCCAAGGCCCAAGGGCCGACTGCCCTAGATATCCTCGATACAGAGAACCAGCAGGATAGGCAGAACGCGGTCAATGCCACCCAGGGAGTGAACAAGGCATTGGCGGAGTTGGTGGCCAAAGAGACTTCCATCAAAGACCTGTCAAAAGCGCTTGGCGTTAACTATGACTCAATCTCAGACAAGGTTTCCCTGTACACTGACCGCATCAAAGAACTGGTCACAGCATTGGCATCGGTTCCGGATGGCAGCGAGCAAGCCACCCGATTTCTGAGCCAGTTAGCTAAAGCCCAGGGGGATTTGGCCGCCGCCATCAGCGACCAGAGAATGCAGGCAAGCTGGAACTCACTGGCCGACTCTATAAACGGAGCCATCAATACTTCGATCGACGGGGTTATCCAGGGAACGCAGACACTGGCCGAGGCGATGCGCAACATGGCCAAGTCGATCATGCTGGCGTTTATCAACGAGCTAACCCAGCAGTTCATACTGAACCCCATACTGGACCTGCTATTCGGTGGCAGGGGTGCTGGCGGGCAGAGGCAGTTCGGGGGCGGGCTTATCGGGAGCCTGATCGGGCTGGTCGGCGGAGTAGCCGGTGGGGCGGCGGGCGGCGGGCTGGGGAATGAGTCGTTCGTCCCTACCAGGGCGCTCGG